CAACCGCGCACTCTATTCAGCCTCAGACGGCAAGATTTACGCTAGTTCCATTACAAGCACAGAACTTGGCTATCTAGATGGTGTCTCAAGCAGCATCCAGACACAACTAAACGCCAAGCAAGCCACAGTAACTGGTGCAGCATCAACAGGCGTGTCAGGTAACTTCTCGACCAACCGTGCAATGATCACAGACGGTAGCGGCAAGATGTCTACCAGTGCCGTAACGGCTACTGAAGTAGGCTACTTGGACGGCGTCACTAGCAACATCCAGACACAGTTTAACAACGTCAGCGGCTATCCTCTCGATGTCCGTGTTTTCACAAGCGGCTCAAGCTACACCGTACCAGCGGGAGCCAAAGCAATCCTGATCAAAGCATCAGGCGGTGGCGGCGGTGGCGCACATTGGATTTACGCAGGTAACAACGCTGGTCATGGTTCTGCTGGCGCACAGACCACAGTAACTAACGGAACCTTGGGTATCTCGATTGTCGCTAAAGGTGGTGCAGGGGGTATCATTGGCACTGGCGGTTATATGGACTTACTTACCGGCGATAGTGGCGGTGATGTCCAGCGCGGCAAAGGCGCATCAGGTGGTTCAAAGTATATGAACAACTTTGACGTTGCTGCGTTTGATGGCGGCAGAGCCAACCTAGTAACCAAGTACGTCCAAAGTTCATCAGTAGGCGGTCAGACAATCAGCTTTTCACTAGGCGCAGGTGGCGCAGGGTCATCATCTGGTCGTCAGGGTGAAACAGGTTATGTCGAAATCACAGTTTGGTAAGATAGGAGTAATAGACAATGGCTATGCTCCCAATCAAGGACTTAGGCTCCGTAGGTGTCATCACTGATGTCGCACCTTACAACCTACCCCTCAATGCCTATTCAACCGGCATCAATGTACGGTTCGATGAAGGCAAGGTAAGTCGGTCTCCAATCTTTCGTAACATCAAGGACAACATAGGCTACAGCCCACGGTTTGCTTACGGTATTGTACCGTCTAACAACTTTGATTCTACACTTGTTGTCTCAGACGATTGGTACTTAGGAGAATACAGCAACGGAACTGTCAGCAATCGTTCTGGTTCCATCACAGGTTCAACCGACCCACGCCCTTACACTGGCACAAGTCTAGCCAACGTCACCTACATCAACCGTCCAGACCACGTTCCGGTGTACCGTGGGCCAGCGGGTACGAACTTCGCTGATCTACCTAATTGGAATAGTGCGTGGCGTTGTAACTCACTTCGTAGCTTTGGTGACTTCCTGCTTGGTCTGAACATGAGTGAAGGTGCTACCAGCTTCCCAGTTCGAGTTAGATGGTCAAACATTACGACTGCAAACAACGTCCCAGACAGCTGGTCAGAATTTGATACAACCAAATCTAGTGGATTCAACGATTTAGTCCAAATCAAGACTGAGATTCTGGATGGTGCGCCTTTAGGCTCAAACTTCATCATCTACTCAAATGACCAAGTTTGGTTGATGGAATTTGTCGGTGGAACTTTTATCTTCAATTTCCGTCAGCTGTTTGTAGACGCCGGTATTATGTCCCAAAACTGCGTAGTCCAAATCGAGGGCAAGCATTTCTGCTTCGGGCCATTCGACATCTACGTTCACGATGGCACATCAAAGCAAAGTATCTGCGATGAGCGAACCAAAGATTTCATATTTGGAAGCCTTAACAACCAAGCAGCAGATGTCTGTTTCGTCCACCACAACCCAACTTTGAACGAGGTTATGTTCTGCTATCAGTCAGGCGATCAGTATGTCGCATTTCCTAACGCTGACCGTTGTAATCGGGCAGCTGTCTATAACTACAGAAATGACACTTGGTCCTTCATGGACTTACCAAATGTCAGCGCAGGGGCAGTTGCGAATGTCGATTCTGTTGCCACCTACGCAACCAGTACCACCACATATGCCTTAACAGGTGGAACATATTATCAGCAGTCTGATAGCTTCGATAAGCATTCCCTGATGGTCGGTGAAACCCTGACAGCTGATGGTCTTACTAGCGACAAGCTATATGGCTTGGATTTGTCGGACGAAGGTAAGATTGCTTTCCAGCTAGATACCGAAGCCACCAAGCCGGTTCTATTAGAACGG